GGTGGGTAAAGGACTGCCCCCACCAATAGCCCCACCCCGCACCGCCGCGGCCCCCGAGCACCCCCACTCGGGGGCCGCGTGCGCTCACCGCCCGAAGTACGGCTCGCACGCCACACCGTCGCCGTCACGATCCAGCCCCGACCGGTAGCCGGGATCACCGCGATGCAGGGGCGCCGCACCAGCCGCCCGCGCCTCGTCGCAGTTGGCGTAGTACACGTACTGATCCTCTGTAGGCGGCGGAGGCGCTTCGGGCGTCACCTCATCCTGCGCAGGCTCTGAAGGCTCCGGGGCCGGCGGCTCGATCACCTCTGCGGACGGCGACTCCGATGTGGGCGACGGTGTGGGAGTCGGCGGAGGGGGATGGGAAGGCGAGGGAGTCACCACGGACGGAGACAAAGGTTCTGCTGGGACCTCTGTTCGTGACGGCGACGGCCCTGGCCGAGAATCCTCGCTCCCGACACCGCACGCATCCAGCACGATCCCCATCACGACGAACGCGACGAACAAGCCCACCGCCACGGACACCAACCGGCCCAGACACCCCGTGCGCGCCCACCACCGCCGCGCCCGCCACCACGCCCCGCGACGCCTCAACCTGTTGCTCATGGCGACACCTCACCCGCTCAGAGCCTGAACCCAGTCCACCACAGGCCATCACCACCCGCACTTCGATCACACTGGCCTCATGAACGACCTCGCCCCACCCGGCTACCTCACCGCCGCGCAAACCCGCCAGGCCCTCGGCATCACCGCCGGCGCCCTCCGCAACCTCGTCTACCGAGGCCAGCTCACCCGCGCAGGCGGCACCGAACGACACCCTTGGTACGAGGCCGCCGACGTCGCTGCCATCGCCGCCAAACGCGCCGAACGCGCCGCCGCTTGACCGCAGGTCAGACACTGTGTGACGATCGCGGTGAACAACTGTGCCCCGAACCGGGCACCACAGACACCCATGAAGCCCCAGAGCGGCCCCGAGCCCCTGGGGCTTCGTCACGCCCAGAGCGGGGGCGAGCATGGCCACCGACCGGTCCGAGCTGACGTCCTACGAGTTCCGCCAACTCCGTGCCCGCATCCTCGCCGCATCCGACATCTGCATCGTCTGCGGCCACCCCCACGCCGACGCCGCCGACCACATCCACCCCGTCGCCAAAGGCGGCGCCCGCCTCGACCCCGACAACCTGGCCCCCATCCACGGCGTCGACGGCTGCCCCACCTGCCTCCGCAAGTGCAACTCGGAGAAGAGCGACCGGCCCCTCGCCGACGTCGTCCAACTCGTCACATCGGTCGACTGGTTCGCCGGACCGTAAGGAGACCGCGATGCCCCACCCCTGGACCACGACGCACGAACTCCACATCTTCAAGCAGGCCCTGCGCCGCCCCAGCGACGACGCCCAATGGTGGGAGACACAGAGCAGCGGCCTCGTCCACCTGCTCTGCAACTGCGGCTACAGCACCGGCTGGATACCCCAAGACCAGATGCCCAGCCGCGAGCAACTCCTCAACGACCACGGCACACCGCACCACTCCGTCATGACCTGACGACAAAACCACAGGTCAGAAGCGTGATCCGGTCCGCTCGGCTCGGGATCTCCCGGGATTTTTAGAAATCGGACATATCGCAACCCCGCGCCCAGCTTTCATTTTTCTCCCCCCGGGCCGGTGACGTCCGGATGATCTTGGAAGGGGGCGTCATGGGCCCCGTCGAGACGGCCGTCCGGAACGACGTCGAGCAGCTCGGCGACCTGGCCGGTATCGAGCCGTCGCTGACGGAGCTGGCGTACGCGCTGGCCGGCCGGGTCGATGCCGCGCGGACCGCCGAGTGCGAGCAGTGCGGCGAGCCGGTCGCCCAGGACGACCGGCTCCTTCCTCAGCTGGCTCGCGAGCTGCGGCAGACGCTCGCCCAGATCCTGGAGGGACGGGCGCCGGACGATGACGACGACCTCGGAGACCTGGGCACCCCCGAGTAGCTTCGCTGAGGATCTGTACGAGCGGTACGGGCTGACGTGCCCGCCTCGCTGGGGCACGCCTCGGAACCCTGAGCGGAAGTCGTACGGGCCGAAGCTGTGGAAGGTCATGGAGAAGCTCGGCGCCCCGCCGATGCCATGGCAGAAGTACGTCACGGATGTCGCCCTGGAAGTGGACGAGAACGGGGTGTTCGTCCACCGTGAGGCCGGCCTGTCGGTGTCGCGGCAGCAGGGCAAGACGGAACTGATCCTGGGGCTACAGGTTCACCGGGCGTTGGCGTGGCGCAGGCAGAACATCATCTATGCGGCGCAGGACCGGAATATGGCGCGGCAGCGCTGGGAGGACGAGTTCTGGGAGAAGATCTCAGACTCCGATCTGGCGCGGCGGGCACGTATCCGCAAGTCGAACGGCAACGAGAAGATCCTGTGGCCCGCGACCCGTTCCCGCATGGGCATCACCGCGAACACCGAGTCCGCAGGGCACGGGCCCGCCTTGGACCTTGGGATCATCGACGAGGCGTTCAAGCACGAAGACGACCGGTTGGAGCAGGCGTTCTCTCCGGCGATGTCGACGCGGGACATGGGTCAGCTGTGGTGGGCGTCGGCGGGCGGTACCACCAAGTCGGTGTGGCTGAACAAGAAGCGGGCCGCCGGGCGGGCGTTGATCGAAGAGGCGTGGAAGACCGGTGTGTGGCCGGGGGTCTGCTACTTCGAGTGGTTCGCTCCGGATGACATGCCGCGCGACGATCCGGCGACCTGGTACGCGACGCTGCCCGCGCTCGGCCACACGATCACCGAGGCGGTCATCGCCGCAGAGCTGGTGAAGTTGGACCCGGCCGAGTTCGACCGGGCGTATCTGAACCGGACGCGGAAGCCGACGCCGCCGTCGGACCCGAACGTGCCGAAGGCGAAGTGGCCGGGCCTGATCGACGCGGAGAGTCGGCCGGTGGCGGAGTCGGTGGCGTTGGCGATCGACGTGTCGCAGGACAGGAAGCGGGCGGCGATCTCGGCCGCGTCGCTGCGGCCGGACGGGCGCGTACACCTGGAGGTGATCGCGCACCGGCCCGGTACCGACTGGGTGGTTCCAGCCGTGGCGAAACTCCACAGGCTGTGGACACCCGTCGCGGTCGCGGTCGCCGCGGGGTCGCCGGCGGCGTCACTGATCGACGACCTGACCGCCGCCGGGATCGACGTGCCGAAGGACAAGGACGCCCCGCTGCGGGGGGACTTGGCGGTGATGCGGTCGGGGGACATCACCGAGGCGTGCGGTCAGTTCGCCGACGCCTTGAACCAGAAGGCTGTGGCGCACCTGGACCAGGTGCCGCTGACGGCCGCCGTGAACGGTGCGCGGACCCGGCGCAACGGGGACGCGTGGACGCTGGACCGCACGAACTCCCTCGTCGACATCAGCCCGTTGTGCGCTGCCGTGTTCGCCCGCTGGGCGCTGGTGATCCGGGGCCCGCACGTCCTGGAGGACTACGACATCGCGGACTCGTTCGCGTGAGAGGGGGCCGGGTGTGGGTGTCGGGTCGGCGCTGAAGAGGATGTTCACCCGGGACGCGCAGATCACCTCTGCCGAGGATCTGCTGACGCGGGCGAGGGAACGGCGTTCGGGCCGGGTGCACGTCACCCAGGACACCGCGCTGAGGAACGCGGCGGTGTGGGCGTGTCTGCGGCTGCGCGCGGATCTGGTGTCGGCGTTCCCGATCGACGTCTACCGGTACGTGCAGGGCATTCAGGTCGAGGTGGCCAAGCCTCCCGTGCTGGTGTCGCCGGGCGGGCTGGAGGTCGGCATCAAGGAGTGGATGTACTCCACCCAGTTCGACCTGGACCGGGCAGGGAACTGCTTCGGGATCATCACGGAGCGGACCGGGGTGATCGGCCCGGACGGGCGTGGCCTGCCCGGCCGGATCGAACTCGTCGAGCTGTCCACGGTGTCGGTGCGCGGGAGCGGGCCGACGATCACGAAGTTCGTGATCGGGGGCAAGGAGTACGAGCCGTGGGAGGTGTGGCACGAGAAGCAGTACACCGTCGCAGGTGCGCCTCTCGGTCTGTCCCCGGTGGCGTATGCGGCGTGGACGATCGAGGAGACCCTGTCCGCGCAGCAGTTCGCGCGGGACTGGTTCGCCGCCGGGGCCGTGCCGCTGGCCGAGCTGAAGAACAACCAGAAGACCGTGGACAAGGCGGGCGCCCAGGTCGCGCGTGAGCAGTTCCGTGCGGCGGTCGACGAGTCCGGGCTGTTCGTCCACGGCAACGACTGGGAGTACAAGCCGATCCAGGCCGTGGCCTCGCAGTCGGCGTTCCTGGAGGCACGCCAGTACGGGGCCGGGGACATCGCCCGGTTCTTCGGTGTCCCGGGTGACCTGATCGACGTGGCCGTGTCGGGCAGCAGCGTCACCTACGCGTCGATGACACAGAGGAACCTTCAGTTCCTGATCATGAATCTGGGGCCTGCGGTCGGCCGCCGGGAGGACGCGTTCAGCCGGAAGCTCGTGTCGGGCCCGAGGTTCGTGAAGCTGAACACGGACGCGCTGCTGCGCATGGACCCTGAGGCGCGTGCCCGCACGATCGGCGCCCGCATCACCAACCGGACGCTCGCCCCGTCCGAGGCCCGCGCGCTGGACAACCTGCCGCCGTTCACCGAGGACCAGCTCGCCGAGTTCGACCGGCTCTTCGGCGCGCGGTCCGTGCCCGCCCAGCCCACCACCGCCGTACCGGGAGCACCGTCATGACCACCCCTCTGCTCGCCGCCGCCGCGGCTGAACGAGCCCAGCACATCCGCCAGCGCGCCGACCGCCCTCGCACGCGGCGGTGCGCCGACGCGACCTGGGCGCC